CCTCAATAGAGATGGTATTACGTCTATTAAACTTTATCCGACTGAAGAAAAGAAGAACACGATTGAGATTTCAATGAACAAAATATTGAAGTTTCACATTCCAGATCGTGATCTAACTCTTTTCAATGTCACTGCAACTATGCCTTTAGGCAAGAAGATATCCCATTTCTTGCCTAAGAAGGAGTCAGTTGGAAAGTTTGATAATGTAACTGGAGTTGTTCGTTTGGAGAAATATAGTTGGAAAGCGTCTAATGGTCAGTACATCGATGATCATGGCGTTTTAACCGACATACCTTATGGTCTGTCTGTGTCGAATGTTCCCGTTCGATACTTGGCAGAATCAGCAACAATGGACAACCCACTAAAAGGAACCTATCAGACTCGTTTGATTGAAGTTACTCAACGTGGAGATTATGGCAAGCCTTATATTTTCTTTAATACAGGAGTCCCTTCCGAAGGAAAATTAGCTGGTTTCCACACCGCAGGTAATGACACACTAGCCTGTTATTCGCCTTTGTATCAAGAAGACATAACAGAAGCTATGGCCCATTTCAGAACCTTGCTTCCACCCATCGTCAATCAGTGTCTAGACATGACTTTCTCCGAACCCTATGTTCATCCAGATGACACATGGTTTAGCCTTAAACCTGCATCTGGGGTTTGGAACAGTTGTCCTATCCACTACGAAACCTCTATTCCATTTTCTTGGCCACATAGAACTAAGCTGCTTAAAACTCCTTTTGCTCAAGACACAATGTTGACTAAGGATAAAGTTAGTTTTATTAAGAAGCCGCCCTATCCAGTGCTAACTGGACCTGCTGCTCTTCGACCAATGAATGGAAAAGACCCTGCTCTCCTCTCTATGGCTGCCGTAAACGATCGTACAATTAAATTATTTGGTTGGTTCGATGATTTATCTGTATTTGATGGTTTCTTTAACCAAGTACTAGATCATTGTAACCCTGAATTTCTCTCTGTTTACGAAGCTATCAAAGGAGACCCTGTCTCTGGCCTACGCTCTATGCAACGAAAATCTTCATCTGGTGCCCC